TCTCTTAAATCTTTTTTACTCATTGACATTTTCCTTTGCCCACTGTTTATACTCAAAGTTTAACTCTGCTACATCAATAGTTTCTTCGTAACCTTGTTCGTAGAGATACTCAATAAAATCATCATCTGCTACAAGAATTGGTAATCCATCTACAAGAACTGGCACTCCATCTAACTCCATAACTATCTCCTCAAATCGTTTATGTTATCCATGTTTAAATACATAAAAGCTTCATTTGCAAAAGACTCTGTAGCTTCTCCGTAAAGTCCCGACCAATTTTTTAACTCTACATTGGTGGTAACTATAGTGGGAAGTCCGTTGTTGTACCGAGTCCTAAGAACGTGGTGAAGCATACTCTTTTGCCAACCAGACAAACTTGCATGTTCTTTTCCTACATCATCTAAAACCAAAACTCTTACGTTGTAGGCATCATCTAAACTCTCTCCCAAGATGCCGTCGTACAAAAGCTTGTCAGATTCAGTTTGCTCATCCATCAAAGCGCCTTTTAAATCTAAAAGGGAATTGAAGGTTATGAAGTAGCAAGGTCGGACCAAGGTCTTACCCTCTCCCATTTTTAAAGCCTCTGGGGTAGCAGTTCTCATAATTTCCTGTAGGAGGGTAACTGCAACGGTCGTTTTGCCCCTACCGGGCAGCCCGTAAAGAAGTAGACCAAGACCGCAAGTTTGACGTCCTACGGCCGACACTACGTTGCCCTTATAAAGCCCTGTGAGCCATTTTGAGAGGCTATCAAGAGCCTCGGTAGGTACGTCTTTACAGTCGCCCAATTCCCAGCCGATTCTGGCCTTTGGGAGAGAGGCAATCTGTATCCAAGTACGTCTACGGATAGGTAAATTATCTAAACTAAACATTAGTCCTCGTCATCAAATAGGGCCAGTTTTTTGGCTGCTTGAGCCTTGGCCTCAACAATAGCAGTCTCTCTCTGTTCTGGTGTAGTTACAGATATTCGAGCCTGCTCAACAATGGAAGGAGCTATACGAATAAAAGAACGCCAAAGATGATTTCCATCTTTATATTTATCATGCTGGATTGAACTGAAGAATATATCAATCATGGCAACCTCTATAGCGCCGTTGGTTTGAAATTTCTTACGCATGCCCGCAAGAGCCATAACAAAACGGGACTGAGTAACGCGGAATGGGGGAATATTCCACAGGTCCATCATGCGGTCAGCAAACTCGTAAGCCACATCTTTAGAATTCCACTTAGCGACCTCTACGCTATCTCGATGACGCTTACGTTTATCCGTCTTAGCATTTTGGTCGGTTTCAAAATCACTTGTGGACTTTGAGCCAAATAGGCTTCGATACATCTCATCATTCATGCTTCCCCCGTCCTCTTTGACTTCGTCAAAGAATTTATTTGTAGCTATATATGAGATATTGGCTTTTAAGCTATTAGAAATAGGGCTAAGGGCTATATCGCTATATAGCGTATCCGAAGATACCAAAACTGGTACCTTCGGTGAAATCTTTAGTGTGGTTCCAAACGCTGTGTTAGTTAACCTATCTATGTAGCCAGCAGACTCCAGCTCTATAATTAGTTGTCGACTCTTACGTCTACTAACACCCATGTAAGTTCTTAGGGTTTCTGAATTAACCCGTAAATCGGGATTAGATACAAAAAGGCTTAAGGCATACCTAGCGTCTCTACTTAGACTCATCTGGGCCTTTTTCCATAGCCTCTTTGATAGCGCTTGCAATAGCAACTGCAAATATTTTAGCTATCTCTTCAACAGCTTCTAATATTATGTCTGAGGACTCATATTCCTCTTCGTCATCATCTTCCTCGTCGTAGTCTTCCTCTTCGTCCTCTTCAATCTTTAAAAAACTTGATTTGTACTTAGCGTCTTTTTTTACTTCAATAGGGTTAACTTTAGTTTCAACCTCTGGCATAGCTGCTACAACAGGTCTAGGTTTTATGTCTGTAGTTATTGGCTTTATGGCAACTAAACCATTAGTTAAATCAAAAGACATTATGTTGTTTTCTTGAGAGCACCTAATTGCCTCAACGCATTCAAAATCTTCGTCATCCCAAAGTATAAAAAACTTTGTTTCTCTGTCTTTATTGTCCGTAACAAAACTAGAAAAATTTAAATCCGAATATTCTTTATAAGGTAAGTCTTTACTATCAGCATATTGTTTAGACCATACAACACCCTCAGAAGGGGCTTTATCGTAAATTAAAGCTATGTAGGTCTCGTCAAACGATTCAATAGTATCGTTTAATAAAGCCTCTACGTTTGCTCTTGAAGTTTTGCCATTTCCTATAACCGCTATGGTTACTCGTCTCATTTGGTACCTCCTTGACGGAGATGCCAGCATACACAACTCTTACAAAAAGGGCTAGTCTGGTTGCGCCACGAATATAGCCCAAGGAGTTCCGTGAGTTATAAACTCTCCAACAGTCGCGGCAAGCCTGTTTTGTACCAAAGCTCTATTTTTATAATAGTGACTTCTAGACAATCCTGGAGTACCTTCCCAAACTAAATCGCTAGTTTGTTGGTAGCCTCCAGCACCATCAAAATACGGACCTACATAGGATGCTCTTTCAAATAACACTGCGTCAACAAATAGTACGTTTCCAGTTCCACCTGTCCAAGAAATACTAACTTTTGCGTGTACTGCATTGCTAGGAGCTGTTGCAGTTATTGAAACGCGTCCAAAAGCAATATTTAAATTAGTAGAGGTGCCAGAACTAGTAGATATTAAGGTTCCACCTTCGGTGTACCAAGATATGTTAGCTGTTGCTGTAGTTGCTGTTCCCGTTCTTTTTGCGTAAAAACTTAAAGAATACTCAGAGCCTGCTACAACATTATGAGCAAATGAATCAGTTTCTACGGTTACGGTTCCAGAACTGGTGGGGGTTGCCGTAAGCGATGTAGTGCTAAAGTCTAAAGCTCCAGTTGCTGAAGTGCTTAACGTTGCATTAGAGGTGCTGCACATCCATCCGCTAGTGTTTACTTCAAAACTTGGATTAGATATTAAGTTAACTCTGTTTGATATTAGAACGATATCCGTTCTTCTAGCATCAACAAAATTAGTAGGTTCAGCGGAGTTTTCAAATTGAACAGCGTCAATATAGTGAACTTCTCCGTTAGAACATCCTTCAATTCTTATGTAAGGAATAGCAAATTTAGCGTTTGTTGGGGCAGATGACGTAGAAAACGCTGGTCTAGTCCAAGTTCCTGTTGTGTTCAAACCGCCAGACTCACCAGCAGTTCCTAACAAAGTTTCGTCTGCGTCATACCACCTAATATCAAGAACAACATTTCTTCCAGTAGTTTTTGCTCTACTGTATGCAGATAAAGTGTAAGACTTTCCGCTTTGAACAGGTATTCCTAAAGTTCTTACATCTAAAGTTCCACAAGCAATTTCAACATCTGCTGCACTATTAGCTGTTACCTTTAAAAACCCAGTTTGACCATTTGGGTAATTAGATGGGGATGTTACTTCGCTGTAAGGTGCTACAGAAGGAGTTTCACTTTCTAAAGTTCCTTGAGCCAAAGTAGCATTAGAAATGCTTCTCCAAAAACCAGTTGATTCTTTAAATGAAGATGAATTAACATCTAACATGTAGTTAACTATTGGGTCAATTCTGCAGTTATATCCAGAAAACGCAGTAACATAAGTTTTTAATCCTTGAATAGAGCCCTTCTCAGAGTAAATTTTAATTGCGTTCCTAAGAAGAATTCGTGCTTGTTGAAGTCCTACATAAGGCTCATATTTTAAACCAAATTGATTTAACATTGGAGGAACTAAACGACCGTCTAAGTTAAGAATGTCGTATCTTTCACTAACGTTTTGAGCTGAAGTTTTAAATAGGTCGTGTTCAATAGCAAAAATACTTAAAAAGTTATATAAGTCATCGTTTATAGAATCATCATTATCAGATGCAGAAAATGTGTTTTTTATTTTAAAAATTGCTGGAAGATAATCGTAAAACTGTTCTTTAGTTCCGTAATTTTTTACCGAGACTCCAATAGCTTCTCCAGCTTTAACCCAAGTATTTTGTACAGTTTCTTTTACAAATATTGAGTAGTAATATGTGTGCCCTGGAAGTAATCCAGAGTTTGTAGGTACTTGTCCTCGGTCTAAGTAGAACGTTACGTCGTCTGCAGGAATAGACTCTACTAGTAAATCCCCATCATCAGGGGTCATTGGAAACCCAAATGGATTTCTTAGTAAACGCAACGTGCTCCAAGAACCAGAAGGCTCAGTCCATCTCAATTCGATTTCGTTATAGTCTGTAGATGTGGCTATAAAAGGGGATGCGTCAAAATCTACTAAGGTGTTTGCACCATAGAAAGAGATTCCGTAAAAATCAACGCCATAAATAGCCATTTATTATTACCCAAATACCCAAGCTACTACAGACAAGTTGTCAGTTGCTTCAGCGACGTTTGCGGCAAATACAGCTCCAGTTGGAGATACGGAAGCAACAACAGTTCCAGCAGAGTTTTTCCACTCTTGTAAATTGGCGCTCTGGCTAGCAGCTCCTCTTACAGTAAGGGGTACGGTTGAGGCGCTTGTGCTTAACACAATGCCGCCACCAGATAGTTTTAAATATTGCGTGTGAACGTCTCCAGTAATTCCGTTTTCTATATTTGCAAGTCTAGAAGATACGGTTGCCCAAGAAGTAGCGACGTTTGTGTATGCTCCTGAACCAGTTGTTGAAAGGTTTGGATTTATACCAAGTACGCTTTCAATTGCGGTTACCTCTAATTGAAGTAAGTTTGGGTGGGACGCGTCAATAGTATCTACAGTATTTGCTTTTGTAGTAAAGTTTCTAATCGACCCTGGGTATACGGCTGCCATTTTTCTCCTTAGCTAATTCCACCAGATACATTTACTGTGAATGTTCCTTCTTCTGGCAGTTCATTTACTGCGCATACAACAGTTTCTACAACTAACGCTAGGGCAGTACCAACAGAAGCTGCTGTGCTAGAGATAGTTCCTGAGTATGTTTTAGCATATGTGAACGTTGTAGAAGAAGGAACAGTTAATACTGTAAACACTCCGTTAAAGTTGGTGTTTACTACATCGGCAATTCTAACCTTTTGACCAATTGTAAAGTTATGTGCAGCAGAGGTTGTGATAGTGGCTACGTTTGATGCTAATGCAAAATTAGACACACTAAATTGCTGTTTTGCGTCTGTTCTGCGAAGAATCTCTACAGTAGCGAAATCAATTCCTGTTACAGCATTTAATGCGCTCATTATATATTGAAGCGGTATTGTGTCTGCAAAAAACACGTTGTCAATATTAAATAGTTCTCTTATTGATGATAGAGCTTGATTTTGGACAATACTTTGTTTGTATTGAGGTAGCAAATTAATAGTAACTTCTAAGTCAACAGGCACGTACGCTGGAGGGAAATATGTAATTTCAGTTCCAGGAGCGGCTTTTTCTGCAAAATATGCAGAAAGTTCTGTAATTAGATTATCAAAAATTGGTGTTGTTGAGGTAGTTCCCCCTACAGTTACAGAACCACGGTCTCCAAATGGTTTTACAAATAGCAAGATGCTTGAATACACATTAGCTTCTGCAATTGATTTAGCTACGCCAGGAAGTTGAAGAGCAAGAGAAGCATAATCTTGAAGAGACACAGCTCTGTTTAGACCCTTTAATGCTAAAGGAGCGTTAGTTCTAATGGAATCTGTTGTTTCTGGGTCTGAGCCTCCAGCCGCTGCTTCTTGGTTGTTAACAGTTACCCCAGATTGAGGATTTGTTAAAAAGAAAGTCAGTTTATTTATAGGCACGTTTCCAGCAGAACCAAGACCGACTCGGTATGTTGCGTTAATAGTTCCGGCTGAAGGAGGTATACGGCCACCAATACCATCACCAAATTGAACGTAGGTATACCCTTCGGAATCTGAAAAGGTAGTAAACACAGGGTCAAATAGGTTATTGTCAATTAAAAATGGGCTGTAAGTATAAGAAACCCCATTTACAGTAATTTCAATGCTGTCTGTAATAGTAGACTCTTGAGACAGTTTAAATATTTGATTAGGTGTTCCGTTTGACGTTCCAAGTAGTTCAGTAAATGTTTTGCCTTGAGTAGCGTCTACTGTAGCAACTCCGTTTACTGCTCCAACTTTAGCAGGTACAACAACTGCGTCGTCTGTTTCAAAAATTACTTGAGTAGTGACTCCGTTTACTGTTACAGATGTAGCAATTTGAGTTCCAGCGGGTACTGTTTTATTTGTAGCACTAGAGTTAGAGAATGTTAGTTCTACGGTAGCTGGGGTACTCTCGGTTGGAGTGTAGTTGAGCATAGAGGCAATTCTAAGAATGCTGTCTCTTTGGCTAGCAGTAGCCAAAAACCCCTCATTAGCAGCCCTGTCAATATAAAAGTTTAATAGGTCTCCCATATAGGAAAATAGTTCAACCAGAGTAACTCCAAAGTCTGAAGGGTCTCTGTTAGTCCAATTAGGTGCATAATTAGGAATTAGATTAAGAAGGTCTTCACGAATGGTCTCATAATCCCTAGAGGTGTAATCCACCTGTGGGATATATGAAGAGGAAGCGTTTTCAGCCATTGGTTATCTCCTGAATTAAATCACCTGAAGAACTAAGGATAGCGGTTTTT